CTAGTTTAACGCTATTATCCAGTTTGTCAAAATTGGTGAAACCTTTGCCAGGAACATTTTGCATTGGCATCAACAATTGATCACTGAGTGGTTTAGAGTACCCTAATGCCGAGGCAACTCTTCCAACCATGGCTGATATCCAACTGAGAGTGTTGGCGGCCCCAGATATATATGGTATACCAAAAGAACCAATACCAGATGAAACTTTAGAAACCAACCCAGCAACTTTGGATATAGGACCATCGTTACGAGTGGCTCTCTCACTGTCACCCATCTGTCCTTGGATACCAGTGGACATAGCAGCATTGATTCGTTCTCTTTTAGGTCTGACACGTTTATCTGACGCTAAAAACGGCAACACGTTGTTGGTAGTAGGTGTCTTAAGTTGTAGATCCGTGAGATGTAAGTAAACAGTAACATCGCACGAAGTTGAGCTAGCCGTTTGGAACGCGTTTAACACTCTACACCTCAATCTGCCCCATGACGTGAAAGAGTTACCTTCCAACATATCAACATGCGTGTTGCTAGAGATAAAAGGAACACGGAAGACAATAGATTCGTCCGAAGCCAAATCCAATTCAACACCGTTGTAGCCAGTATAATTTGAGGGCCAATTCTGAGACTCAAGAACCGTGCCTACTGGAGGGTTGGGTTCCCAGTAGATCCAAAGTTTACCCGCATCAAATTTCTGACAATTTGCAACAAACTTAAACTCTAAACAACATTTGAAAAACCGGAAATCAACCATCTTCGAATTCCATAGTTGTTGAGCATAAATTACGTCGGGAAATCTTAGGTCCATAATAATTGAATCTTGGCTGTCAGCAACTGAGTAATTAAAAGAAGCTACATCGATAGGCCTATTAAGAATATCCGCCAGTGTGTAAGTGCAATTTTCCACACTCACTATATGCTCACTAGATTGCTGAGCATACGATTTCGTTGTTACTGGACCGTCATCCGACAAAGCCACAATATCAATCTTTGACTCCGTAGTTTCAGCTGGCACCTCTACGGTCGTTTGAGCAGTTTCATTCTGCGTGATGTCTTGAGCCTCACCAGTGGGTGACATCATCTGACCCACAATATCATTTTTGTTTGCATTTCCTTTTCTAGTTCGTCGTTTACTAACGCTGGTGGTTGAACTACTGCCACCATGAAAAGCAGACTTCTGTGGCGTTATATGAGGAGGATAACCACACCCTTTACGGGTCCCCCCAGTCTCCCGACTGACTGAGATTGGGCGTTCGCTCGGAAGTCCGAATTGAGCGACCGCTAGTCCCAGATTTCCATCACTCGTTTTATCAAGCAATGCATAATAAGCTCCTATACCACACGTAAGGCGTGAGGCTAGTAAACTATCATAATCCACGGTTTCAACTATTATCTTCGAATCCACAGATCGTATAGCTCTCAAAATTTGTTTAGTTCGTGTGCTGAATACACCACGCCCATGAGGGACTAACAACCTTATCGCTGTATTAACTATATCACTGGTCACACCTATGCTCGCACCATCATGTGTCCAATTTATCATTTCCATTATGACTGTTAAATCGAGGGGCCCAACCCACTTGCCAATTTCCTTGTCATAACGAAAACCGTGCTTGAGAAACGTGCAATCAGTCAGCGTTTTCCAGTCAGAAACTTTACCAATTTTATCGGCTGCAGTAGCTTTCATGCCAATAGACGCATAATTCTCTATCATTCGATATG